CAATGCCTCCGTTCTTGCAAATGCAACCGGCGCATTTGCTGCACCAGCTGTGTTCATCGCTGAGCTCGCAGCAATTACTTTCTTGTTGCGGCGTTTTCGACTGTTGCGACGTTTGCCCTTGTTCTGGATTGGGCGGTCCTGTAACTGCTTGTTGAAGCCTAAGGCTCCAGCAATGTCCCCCACTGTGTTCACTACAGAGCGGAATTTGCCTGCTCTGGGGGCTAAGTATTTGGCACCTCTCGAGATCGCTTTGGTTCTCTTTAATGCTTCGATAATAGGTGCTGCGTATTGTGCCATACATAAACTAGAAAAGGTCATCTCCGAGTTTTCCCCCTCAGGAGTGGGGTCGCTTTGGTGTTTGGTATCACCGGTCACCTCTTCCGGTTCTTTATATTGGTGGAATCCAAAATCGGAATTCCACGGAGCTCTAATGCGCGGTCGGCACTCCGACTCGCTATCCGCAATATAACCTAAGTGCTCACTCATGGTTGTGCGGGTGAACGCCTTGATTTACTGGATTGGCGCTGGTGTTCAACGTATTGCTTCTCATATCGGTCTAAGAAGGCATCGTCATCTTCTTCATCTTTGGTGAAAGGCTCCCAAACAGAATCATCCTCGTATTCCTCCCCTGCCATTGAATACTCTACGAACTCATTGTCGTAAGCTTGCTCGAACCTCGAGTCCAACTCCTGCTTGAACTTGGAGTCGAACTTCAGGTCGCGAGCACCTTGTCGGAGAAGTCCACGCAATTGACTACCAACTTTCAACCGCAATGGGGGCGCAAAGTTTTGGTACAAGCGATTCTTAATCTCCTTGCGAGCAGCGTTGTAGGCATCCTTTACATGTTGAGGTAGAGGTTGCACCTGATACTGCTGTTCAGGGATAATTGCTTGCTTTATTGAGACTTCTCCCGTTTTCCCAGACCCATAGAGGGGAGTTCTGAGATTTTCCATTTCAACACTCTGATCAGCCCAACTGCCGGTTGAGAGATCTTCTTCAAACATCTCTCTAAATGCGTCGGCAGCTGTTTTAGGCATATCTAGAGTGAAACCCGCCATTGGGTTTAAGAGACTTCCTACAGCTCTAGTGTCGTATAATTGCAAGACCCAGCTAAGGTCTGGGAATTCCCCGTTAGGGAAAGTAACTTGTATTTGTTGCCCTAACAGAGTTTCAAACTGGATGTCAACAAATTCATCATCATCCAGTAAGTCAGCAGGCTGAACACCTTGTGACTTATACAAATTGTACTGTTGTCTTGCCTTTTCGAATAAAGCTGGGAAAGCCCAAAGACTTGTAACTGCTAAACCGCGGGCTCTCTCCATCCAAGCCCGTAGCCCCGCCTGTCCTTTCATCATTTTCTTGGGAACTACACACTGTATTATGGTTTTTCTTAGTGTGGTATATGGTAAGTACCAACCATTTCTAACTTTAAGATATTTTCCTAAAAATTCAAAAGGGTATTCCGGTTGGTTTGGTAAGAATTCTGTAAAAGTATAAGGTTTGAATTCCAAACCTAATCTTTTCTTTGCCACTTGCGCTGCAGCTTCAAATCTAGACTTCGGGTCCTGTTCAGGATCAGACAACAACAATCTAGCGTATTCGTTCCTAATCACAACATAATCAGTAGAAAATGCAACCTGATCAGCCTCTGCTGTACCAGGCTGCCCTGAATGGACCTGATCCGT